GCTTACAGATGAAGAACGCGCGGCGGTGAATATTGACAATAACGCCGCAATTCTGCCGGAACAGTTCGTAAACGATATACAGGTATTGCGCGAAGGCTTCCCCAGCCTTAAGGAACACTGTCACATTGTAAGGGCTACTTCTAATCATGGGAAAATGCCTTTTGCAAAGATCGGCGGGAAGAAGCTTACTAAGTACAAATCGGGTACAAAGTTAAGCGGGGAAGCGGCAAATACGGAAGATATTTCTTACAATATCGAGAATTACGGCGCACTTGTACCGATCGCAAACGATTTACAGGAAGACGAAGCCGTAAATATCGTCCAGGACGTTATTAAGCCGGACTTTGCGGAAGCTGGCGTAAACAGTGAAAACGACGAAATTTTACAGATCGTGGAAGCGGCAGCAGTTGACAAGTCGGCGGGCGTTACCGACTGGCGCGGAGTGAAAAAGGTTATTGACGGCGTATTACCGACGCTTCGCGCCCGGACGATCGTAATTACTAATCTTTCCGGCTATGTGTACTTGCAGTCCCAGGAAGATAAAAACGGGCGCAACCTGGAATTAGTGAAGACGGTAAACGACAAGGACTATTTTCAGAATAAGCGGCTTATTACGTTGAGTGATGAAGCGATCACAGCAGCAGAAGAAGGGGCGGTAGTCTTTTACGTGGTGAACCTGTACGCCCTGGTTAAGTTCTTTGAAAGAAAGGGCTATACCGTATCTACGGACAAGTCCGTATTCTTTGAATCGGACGAACTGGCTTTAAAGGTGCAGGAACGCTTTGACTGTGAAAAGCTGGACGACCGGGCGGACTTCAAAGTAGAGTTTAAGCCCGCTGCTTAATAAGTCCCGGAAGGGGTGAAAATATGGCGGAAGAAAAAGAAATACTGACGCTTCAACAGGCGAAGGGCTATTTACGGGTAAGCTATGATGAAGACGACGAAGAAATAGAAGGGCTTATATTGACAGCGGAAGCCTATATAGACAGTTGCGTAGGGACTGGCTATAAAGACAGGGCAAATTATGAAAGCGACGAAGACTACGAAAAAGGGCGGAGAATTGCCGCCCTGCTTCAAAAGAAGATCATTAGCGATATGTACGAAGTGAGGGCTACGACAGTCCGGGTTAATACCAAAACGGACAGTATCACGAAAACCATATTAGACAAGCTGGCGAATGTGGGGTAGGGCGTATGTATTTAATGATTCAGAAACGGAAGAAGACCGTAGAAAAGGGGCGACCTGTAGAAACCTGGGAAGACTATTTTAAGTGCTGGTGTGATGTAAAAAGCCTGTACGGAAAAGAACTGTATGAAGCCCTGGAAGCGAAGTTAGAAAACGTGCTTAACTTTGAAACCCGGTTTTGTGGCAAGCTGGAAGCCCTTAATACAAAGGAATACCGCGTAAAATGGGGCGAAAGGCTGTTTAACATTATCAATGTAGACTACGGGAAGTATGAGCGCAGAAAGATAGTGTTAAAGGCACAGGAAATTATATGAGTTTCAATATTACAATGGAGTTTACAGGGCTTAATGAGACACAGCGGGAAATAGAAAAACTTTCTACGGAATCAGAAATAAAGGCGCTTAATAAGAAGATCGTAAAAAGAGCCGGGGAGATCGGGCAGCAGGAAGCAAAAAGCCAGATACGGAAGAAGGCATACAGTAAAAACCCTATGAAGTCGGGCAGAAAGGGCAGCAGGACGGGGCAACACGCGGCGGACAATGTACCTAAGAAGGCTTCTACGCAAAGCGGGAATTATGGGGAACTGATAGGCTGGGACAGGGGCGACGTATCCCCCTTCTTTTACATGAAATTTCACGAATGGGGAACAAGCATACATAAGCCGAAAGGCTTTATGCTGGACGCTGCTAAACCGACTTACGCGGCGCTTAAGAGTATTGCGGAAGAAGAATACGAAAGAGTATTGAAGGAAAAGTTAGGGGGTTAAGCATGGCAAAATTAAGCGGAGAAGAAAAAGAGAAGCTTAAGCAGATCATAGAAGCTTACCCGAATAATGAAGACCTGGACTTAACGGCATTTATAGCGGAAGTAATAGGAATTACAGGGATACATACGGAAGAAGGCTGGTATAACCAGGATATTAACGAGACACACATAACTTTTTACTTTATGAGTGATGAAGATACAGATTTTAGCGAAGATACCAACGAAAGCGAAGAATATTACATACAGGTTGATATATGGAGTAAAGAAGACTGTTTTAGGCTTAAGCAGAAGGTTAAACAGTTGCTTAAGAATGCTGGTTTTACATATTTCACAGGTAACGACCAGTACGAAAAAGAAACGGGAATCTACCATAAAGCAGCAAGATTTTATTTTGTTATGAATGTGGAAGGAGATAACTAACAAAATGGCAAGAGTAAAGGAAAATGAAAAAACCATTGTACGCAGCCGTTTAGTAGGATTGCGCGATATTTGCGTAGCAGAGGTTACAACAAACGACGAAGACGTATATAAAGCGGAAGTCCCGGTAAGGATGGCTAAGGCACTGGCGGCGACGGTAAAGGATACCTTTAGCGTCGAATACACATACAGCGACGACGAAGTAGAAGATACGGTAGAGACATACGAAAAAACAGAGATCGAAATTGAGGTTAACAGGATAACGCCGGGCGATTATGCGTTGATCTTCGACACGCTGTATAAGTTCGGCTTCCTGGTAAAAGCAGAAGGCGACAAGGCTAAGGAAGTTGCGTTAGGCTTCCGGGCAAAGCAGGGTAACGGGAAGTATGAATTTAACTGGTACTATTGCGGGAAGGCGGAACACCCGGACGTAACTTACGAGACGGTAAAGGATAAGAAGACGGCGCAGACGATCAAGCTTAAGTTTACCATGTACGCAAGGAAGAAAGAAGACATTATAGACGGGGAAAGAAAGAAGCTTTACGGAATCACCGTAGACGAAAGTAACTTGCTGGCGGAACACACAACGGCAGCGGAAGCTATAGCGGACTGGTTCGGGGAAGTGCAGGAGTACAAGCCCGTACCCGAAAAGGAAGAAGCCGGGGGAGAAACGGGAGCATAAAGGCGGGGTGTCATATTCTGACACCCTAAACAGAGAAAGGGCGATAACATGAAGATCAGCTTAAACGGGAAAGAGTACGAAAGCGGAGAAATTACAAGGGAAAAATATAGAAAGTTTGCGGCTGTATATGAAAGCCTGTTAGGAAAAGAGCAGACGGCGCAGACTTTCAGCGACGAAGACTTAGACAATATGGTAGAAGCCATTGTATTAGTCTTCGGAAATCAATTTACTTTTGATGAAGCGGACGAAGGCTTAGACGAGATCAGCAGCATTATTCTTAATTTCTCACTTATCAACGCGGAAATAATGAATAAGACGAACTTACAGGCGGAAGCGGTAGCGAAAACCTTAAAGACGAATGTAATTACGATCGGCGGGAAGGAGTACGAAAGCGGGAAGATCGGAAGGAAGAAATACAGGGAGTTTAGGGAAGTGTATAACGACCTGGTAAAGCCAGAAAAACAGACCTATACAGACGAAGAATTAGACCGTATGGTTACGGCGATTGTAGAAATATATGATAATCAATTTTCTTTTGAAGCGGCAAACGAAGAATTAACGGACGTTTCACAGATTATTTTTAATTTTGCGCTTATCAATGCAAATATTATAAAACGCCTGGGCGAACAGGCGGAAGAAGCAAAAAAAAATTTGAGTTCACGCGCATAATAGATAGCTGTATCGAGTGCGGCGGCGGGCTGAAACGCTTTTATAAAATCACTACATACGCTTACAGAAGATATATAAAGCTTATGGAGTTGGTGAGTAAAACCGAAGACGAAAACGACTTATTATACCTGTATTCTGCCGTTATTAGGGCAGTCTTTAACGACAGGATAGAGGAAGAAGAAATAGAACAGTTGGACGTAGCAGAAATTGTTAATACATTTAAAGCGATCACTGAAATAGTAGACGCTTCTGTAAATGGGAAGATCAGAGATATAAGCGAACTTTTAAGCGGCGGGCAGGGGGAAACATACGAAGGCAGCGCGTTTGATGAATACGACAGGGAAAACGGGTATACGGACGAAGAAACCCAGGAAGAAGCCTGGAAGTCCTACGGAAAAGCCCTGGATAATATTTTACAGATATGTATTAAGAATATGCGAAACAGCTATAGGGATTGCCTGGAATCTGATTTAAGCGATCTTTTAGACTACGTTGTATTTCAAGTCGAGTATGACAGGGAAACACAAACGAAGGAGTAACTTAATAAATGGCTGGTGCTAGTCTTAGGGTAGGGGCGAATACAAGCGAGTTTACCAGTCAAATGCGGTCAATGCTTATGCAAATGAAGCTTGTAACCAGCGAATACAAAGTAGAAGCGGCACAGGCGAAGGCGCTAGGCAGTCAGACCGATTTACTTAAGGCGAAGAAGACGGAGTTAACGGCTAAGATTAAGCTACAGACGGACGCTATTAAGCTTCAGCAGACGAATTTAGCAGCACAAAAGCAGAAGCTTACAGAATTACAGGCAGCAGAGCAGAAGCTTAAGGAAAAAGTAGCGGAACTTACCAAAGCTTACGACGAAAGCGTTAAGGCGACTGGCGAAGACAGCGAAGAAAGTAAGAAATTAAAGGCACAGCTAGACGAAACTAAGGAAGCACACGCTAAGGCAGAAAACGCGGTAAAGAAACAGGAAGACGCGATAGCGAAGAATACAATTAAGCTGAATGAATCGCGGGTAGCATTAGCAGAAGAACAAGCAGAACTAAAAGAAACCGAAGACAAATTAGAGAGCGCCGGGGACGAGTTCGGAGAGTTCGGGGACGAAGTAGAGAACGCCGGGGACAGCATGGACGAAACCGGGAAGAAAACGGTAAGCCTGGGCGACATTATAAAAGCTAACTTAATATCAAGTGCGATCATAAACGGGGTTAAGGCGCTTGCGAAGGGCATAAAGGAATTAGCAACGGCAGCGATCGGAGTAGGCGCGGACTTTGAAAGCGGCATGAGCCAGGTAGCGGCTACTATGGGTATTACCACAGAGGAAATAGCCGCGGGTAGCGAAGAATTTAGCAA